TATCACAAACATCACTTGAGCAAATGTTAATTCAAGTTCGCCAAGCTGTTGACAACAACGGTAAGAAAATCCGTCTACAGCCAATTAAATTGGTTGTTGCACCGGGTAATGTATTCCAAGCAGAAGTTCTGTTGAAATCTGTACTACGTGCTGGAACAGCAAACAATGACATCAACCCGGTTAAGTCAATCGGATTGTTGCCAGAAGGTTGTTCAGTAATTAGTCGTTTAACTTCAGCAACTAACTGGTGGGTACAAACTGATGCACCTGAAGGTATGAAACTTCTAATGCGTCGTGCTTTAGAGAAGACTATGGAAGGCGATTTTGAAACCGATAGCATGCGCTATAAGGCAACAGAACGTTATATTCCAGGTTGGACTGATCCACGCGCAATGTTTGGTACGCCAGGCGTTTAATTTGTAAAGGTTATTTGGGGGAACCTTAATCCCCCATTTATTTGTCTATGCTTTTCAAGGAGAAAGACACATGCCTCAATTTTCAGATGATCTATTTTTAGGCCCTGCGCAAACTTATATTGGCACGGGTATTCGTAATTACAGTACTACATTCACAGGCTCAATGTCTGGAACAACATTAACAGTTACTGCATTAGGCTTTGGCGCACCAATCGTTGTTGGTATGTACGTCGATGGCACAAGTGTTACTGACGGAACTTACATTACCGCATTTGGTACTGGCGCCGGTGGTACAGGAACTTACACAATTAATCAATCAGTTACAGCTTCTAGCACTGCAATGACAGCGCATGGCAACATTGCGTTTGATAACCCATCACCAATGGATTTAGGTATTGGGCCACTTGGTCGTATTTATGTATGGGACGTAGTTCCACAAGCTGCTGTAACTAATAACATTGCTGCGTCGCAAACAGCTGCTGGTGCCGGTGCGGTCACACTTACTGCAGGCACTTCAGTAAAATCTGTTGTAACGCCAAACGGCACAGTTCTTCAATTAGATATGCCTCGCGCAGTTAAAGTGAATTGCGCAACAACAGCTCGTGCATTCACAGTTACAGGTTACGACTATTACGGTCAACCAATGAGTGAGACAATTACTGTGGCTGTTGCAAGTACTGCAGTAACAGGTAAAAAAGCATTTTATCAAATCACTAGTGCAACAATTGCCGGCTCAGCAACTGCTGTTGTAATTGGTACAAGTGATAAATTAGGTATTCCTGTTCGTGTGACTAACGTTGCTTACGTTGCAAGTGTTAAGAGTAACGATACGTTGGCGCAAGATGCTGGTACTTTTGTGGCTGCAGATACAGCAACAGCTAGCACTACTACAGGCGATGTTCGAGGTACTTATGCCCCTGCTACTGCGTCTGATGGACTTGTTCGCACAGTAATGGGGATACTATTACCCGGCATTGCGGTTGGTCCAAATGCAACTCGTGTTGGCGCATTGGGCGTTAACCAAAACTTAGTATCTTAAGGAGACGAACATGGGAAAATTTACTCGCATGCCTAAAATGAAGACAACTGAGCCTTCAGTTGACGAAGTTAAGATGAAAAAAGGCGGCAAAGCTAAGAAAATGGCTATGGGCGGAGATCCTAGAATGGCAGCAATGCCTGCTCAGCAAGATCCTCGTATGATGGCAGCAATGAAGAAACGTGCAATGATGGCTCGCCCACCAATGGCAGCAGCAGAGCAATCGCCTATGATGATGCGTAAAGAAGGCGGCAAGATGGACAAGTCGCAAGACAAGGCCATGATCAAAAAAGCCTTTAAACAGCATGATATGCAAGAGCACAAGGGCGGCAAAGGCACTTCTTTGAAACTAAAGAGAGGCGGCATGAAGAAGTTTGCCACTGGCGGCGTAATCAACGGTCAAGGCGGTTACAAAGACGGCGGTATGCCTATGGTTGAGAAAGACGGAAAGTCTGTCCCTGCTTTTGCGGCTGACGGCAAAGGCAAGATGAAAACAGGCGGTGTGATACGTGGCTATAAAGACGGCGGTCACGTAGCAATGGCTTGTAAAGCTGAAGGTGGCTATACTACAATGAAGAAAATGGCAAAGTGCTAAAATCGGCTAGGGGCTTCGGCCCCCTGCCTTTACCTTAGGAGATTAGTATGACTATTACGGCTACGTCACAAACATTATTTGACGGTGAGCGAGTTGCTATTATGAAGTTTTATGCAACAATGAGCACGACTGAAAATGAGTCTGCCGTTGCTAAAGTAACGCCTTCTGCACTTACTGCTTCAGCAGCAGGTGGCGCATGCGATTCAGTAACGATTCTAAAGATGTATGCACTTACACACGGGTTAGAAGTGCAACTAAATTGGAATGCGACTGCAAACGTTGTTATTTGCACAGTCCCACAAAACACCAACTATACTCAAGATTTCTCAGGATTTGGAGGGCTGTGGAATAATGCAGGCGCAGGTAAAACAGGTGTAATTTCGTTTACAACATTTGATGGTTCTGCAGGCGATACGTACACGATTATTTTAGAAATGCAAAAACATTACGCGTGATAACTATGCCCTTAATTAAAAGCAAATCAGACAAAGCTTTTGGTAAGAATATTGCTGCTGAGATTAAAGCGGGTAAGCCGCCTAAGCAAGCAGCGGCGATTGCGTACTCTGTTAAACGTGCCGCCCCACAAAAAGAAGGCGGCAAAATTGGACTATGGGATAACATACATGCAAAACGTAAAAGAATTGAAGAAGGCTCTGGTGAACGGATGCGTAAACCTGGGAGCAAAGGCGCGCCAACTGCTAATGACTTTAAAACAGCAGCTGGAAAAATGGCGAAAGGCGGCGCCCCGAGACTCTCAGTAAGTCGAGGTGAAAAACTACCAACAAGTCAAGGCGCAGGCTTAACGCAAAAAGGTCGAGATAAAGTTAATCGAGCTACAGGTTCTAACTTAAAAGCACCAGCTCCGCACCCTAAAACAGAAGCAGATAAGGGTCGTAAAGCTAGTTTTTGTGCTAGAATGTCTGGTATGAAAGGCCCTGCAAAAGATGAAAAAGGTCGGCCAACTCGTAAGGCTGCAAGTTTAAAACGTTGGAATTGCCCAGGGTGGTGATATGAGTACTTCAGGTACCGTTGGACAAACAGTTATAACAGTTCAAAATCTGATTGACAGCGGTGCTAGGCGTGCTGGAAAATTAGCAGAAGAGTTAACTGTTGAGCAAGTACAAGCTTCAAAGCAAAGTCTATATTACTTACTTTCAAATTTAGTTAATCGCGGTATTCAGTACTGGTGCATTCAAAAAGTGGTCTATGGCTTAGTGCCTGACCACTATATCTATTATCTACCAGTAGGCGTGAATGATGTACTAAACTCTAACTATAGAACAGTTACACAAAACACAACAGGCGGCAATAGCTCGTCAGGCGTTGCAGCAAACGCCTTTGATGGTATATACACAAATATCTGTCAGTTAACAAATAACACCGGCTCTATTGGCATTAACATGGGCTCTGGTAATAATGTGTACATGGGAACAATTGGTATACTACCTGCAATCAGTGGCAGTGTAACAGTTCAGTTACAGTACTCAATGGATAACACCACATGGGTTACAGTTGAGAGCCCTGGCGCAGTTACTTGGGTTGCTGGAACATGGTTATATTATGATTTAGACCCATCTGCAAGCGCTCCGTATTGGAGAGTTAAGCAAACTGCTGGTGCAAACATGGGTGTTTATCAGGTAGTTTTTGGTTCAAACGCCACTGAAATACCTATTGCTAGGTTAAATCGTGATGACTATACCAACTTGCCTAATAAGAATTTCACAAGTGCTTACCCATTACAGTACTGGTTTGACCGCACGATTGATCAGCCTGCTATGTATTTATGGCCGTCGCCTAACACATACGCACCTCAGATTGTGGCCTGGTGTTCATATTATGTACAGGATGTAGGTAAATTATCAGGCTCAATTCAAATACCTCAGAGGTGGTATCTGGCCATTCAGAATATGCTTGCGCACCAAATGGCTATGGAACTTCCACAAGTTGACCCAGCTCGTATAGCTTATTGTGAACAGCAAGCTGAGAAGTACTGGTTTCAAGCAGAGCAAGAAGAACGCGATAAATCGCCAATTTACTTTGCGCCTAACATAAGCCCATACACAAGATGAGCAAATGGCTAAACACCATGGGCAATACAGTTTTATCGATTGCCATTTGTGATCGATGTAAGATGAAACGTGCATACGATGATATCAGCCAAGATCGAAATATTCCGGGCTTACGCGTATGCATTTTTGGTTGTAATGATGAACGTGACCCATACCGACTACCTGCTAGACAGCCTGAAAAGATATCGTTAAGATTTCCTAGACCAGATGCTGATGTTGCTGCTGTTAATGATGCAATCACCACAGACCCTAATATATCGCTAGACCCAGCACAAACAGTAACGCATACCACAGAAGGCGAGGCTGGTATTGCTCCTGAAACTGCAGAAGATGATATTGACGGCAATTTAGATAACCTTAGCCCTTAAAGTTAACCATGGCAAATATACGAATATCTCAATTACCTTCAGCAAGCACTATTACAGGGTCAGAGTTAGTCCCTGTTGTGCAAAACGGCGTTACTGTACAAACAACTACAGGCGCGATTACTGCGTCGCCTAGTCAAACTCAAAC